CTGCGGTGGCAGGACAACGAGGCGATCCACCAGGACGTGCTGGAGCGCCAGATCCTGCTGCAAGACGACTTGTCGCCTGAAATCATCGCCGCCGCGCAGGAACGGTGGACGGCGCTGGCCAATCAGGCGGCCCAGAAGCAGGGCGGGATGCCCCCCGGTGCCCCCGCTGGCCCGCCGCAAGGTGGCCCCGGCGAAGGCCCGCAAGCGGCGTCCGTGCCTGCGCTCCCGCCGGGCCAGTTGCCCTTGGCGAGCGGCAATCCCCCCATCGGTGTGGCCAACCTCATGCAGCAGACGATGGCTGGCACCGACGAGGCCGAGCAAGCCGCGCTCCAAGCGGACGCCTTATCCCGGCAGACCTAGCACACCCCAGTCCTTCCCTTTATGGAATCCGCTGTCGCAACACCCGCTGCCGCCGCCACGCCGGACACCTCCGGCGACATCAGCGCCGCGATGGACAACGCCGTGGAGTCGGCCATTGCCGAGTTCACGCAGGAACAGGCCGAGCAGGAGCAGCCAACCGAGCCGCCAGCCGACGCTTCGGACCAGCCGGTCCTAGAGGCGGAGGAGGGCGAGGAGGGGGCGACCGAGGACGCAGCCGAGGACGCGGCGGAGGTGGCGCTGCCGGACGGGTTCGTGATGGTCGAGCCGGTGGCCGATACGCTGGCGACCGACTTCGTCCTCAAGGACGCCGAGGGCGAGGAGTTGGAGGTGCCGGCCCTTATGGTCGAGTACAAGGCCAACGGGAAGGTGCGGAAGGACCGGCTAGACCAGGTGGTCAAGCTGGCCCAGTTCGGGGTGTACAACCAGGAGCGCGAGCAGCGCGTCCAGATGGTCGAGCAGGAGGCGCAGGCGGTGGCCCAGCAGCGCGAGGAGCTGGCCGAGATGTTGGCCGAGCGCGAGGCGCAGCTGGAGCGCCTGCTGACCGACGACGAGTTCTTCCTCGCCGTGCAGGAGCAGTTTGCCCGCGAGAACAGCCCGGAGCGTCGGGCGGAGCGGGCGGAGCAGGAAGTGGTGAACTTGCGGGTTCAGCAGCAGATGGAGCAGATTTCTGCAGTAGGAACCCAGTTTTTCCAGAGTGAGGTGGAGCCAGCCCTGGGCGTCATCGCCCAAGCCCTGCCCACCATCACCCGGGACGAACTGGACGAACGATTTGCCGTCGCCATGCAGGCGCACATGGTGGAAGCCCCCGATGGGAGCTACTACGTCCCCATGTCACGCTACGATGCTGTGCGAAAGTACGTCGTTGATGACTTGGCGATCTGGGCCAAGATGATGCACCAGTACCGCAGCGAGTCAGCCACCGATCCCGCACGGGAACAGGCGCTGGCCGAGCGGGACCGGGCGCGAGTCGAAGCACAGAAGGCCAAGCGACAGATCGGTCAGGCGCTCAAGCCCGTCACGGGCGCCGCAGCCCCGGCGAACAGCAAGCCGAAGGCCAAGCCGATCACAACGGTTGACGAGGCGATGGAAAGTGCCATTGCCAGCGTCCTTTCCACGATCCGCTAGCGTCCCATAGGAGGGACTCTCATGCCTGCACCGACAGTCATTACCGATACGGAGCTGACTGGGCTCCTCAAGAACGTCTACAGCCAGTTCCGCGAGAAGGTCCAGAACCAGGTCACCCCGCTCCTCGCCCAGCTGGAGAAGGCCAAGGCGGGCGGCATCCGCAACATGCGCTGGGGCGGCAACAACGTGTTCTTCGACGTGGTCACCGGCCGCTCGTCGGGCGCCACGTTCTCCAGCGCCGGGCACTTTCCGAACGACACCACCGCGCAGGAAGTGCAGGCGAACGTGGGCGTCGTCCGCGCCTACACCACGCGCCAGGTGGACGGCCTCGCCTTCGTCGGGACGCAGTCGAAGGAGGCCGCGTTCACCACGATCCTCCGCAAGACGATGGAGGAGATCAAGGACGCTTCCAAGCTGCTCATGCAGCAGGCGCTCCACAACAAGCCGGACGGCATCGTCGCGCTGGTGTCCAGCTATTCCGCTGGTCCGCCGGTCACCGTCGTGGTCAACAGCCCCTACGGGCTGGCCAACGCCGGGCAGGGCTCGCTGCTCATCTCGGTGGGCGACACCATCGCCATCCTGAACCCCACCGGCCCCGCGGTGCGCGGGCGGGCGCAGGTCACCGCGATCAGCGTCTCGGGTGACAACTCCACCCTGACCCTGTCGGCCGCGATCTCCGGCACCACGGGGTCGGACTGGGTGGTCAAGGCGACCGCGAACGACACCTCGTACAACAGCGCCATGAACGGGCTGGTGAACATCACCAACCGGGGCGGGTCCTACGGGACGCTGCACAACGTCGCGGCCTCGACGTACCCGATCTGGAACACGGTGCGCCTGGCCGCCGGGACCGACACCCCGGACGCGAACCAGCCGACCGAGTCGGACATCTGGGATCTCATCCAGCGGGTCAACGGGCTGTCCGGCAAGGACGCCATGACCCGGCCGCAGGAGTTCCTGCTCATGTCCACCCCGGGCGTGACCAAGCGCCTCATGGAGTCGATGGTGGCCCAGCGCCGGTTCACGGCGGGCGAGTTCTCGCGCACCATCAAGGGCGGCTACCGCGCCGTCGAGGTCTGCGGGATCAACATGGTGCAGGACTACTACGTCCCCGCCGGCACCATCTACCTCCTGCACATCCCCTCGCTCGCGTGGGTGGATGCGAAGGATTGGGGCTTCGTCGAGTTCGAGGGCGCCGGGCCGTGGCGGTGGCTGCAGGGCCGCGATGCGTTCGAGACGACCTACGGGTGGTATGGGAACCTGGCCTGCCTTGCGCGCAACGCGCACGGGATCATCACCGGGTACACCGACACGCAGCGGTACTCGCACGTCATCTAAGCGTGAACGGTGGGGGGTGGCACGGCGCCGCCCCCCGCTGACGCGCTGGCCCTTCTTCTTCGGAGCAACCCATGAGCGTTGGCAACGCTTTCATGCCTCGGCCCGGCCGGTTCGGGACGCTGCCGGTGCCGCTGACCAGCGGGCGCATCAACACCGGCACACTGGCCGCTGGCACGCAGAATCACAACATCGGGGCGATGGCGGCGACGTGCGTCGTCTCGCGCTTCACCATCTCGGCCGAGGTGTACCCCACGGCGGCTACCAGCTGCACGCTGCAGCTCATCAAGATGACCGGCGGCACGGCGCTGGCATTGACGGCGGCCGTGGACATCAACGCCAAGACGGCCAACGTGCCGATCACGGTGAGTGTCACGGGCACGCTGACGGATTCCGAGCGCACGCTGCGCCCCGGGGACAGTCTGCGGCTGGCGCTGGTGACGGTCGGCGCGGTGTCGGTGCAGCCCGACGACCTGGTCGGTGTGGCCGAACTGCTTGTGCAGGACTAGGACGTGTCGGTCCTGGTGAATGCACTGGGGCGTCCCGAGCCGTCGCCGGAGGTGCAGCGGCGGCTTCGGGCGGTCCACCCGAACCTGTTCCTGCGCTTCATCGACCACCTCGGGACGCACTGGGCAATCTGCTGGCAGTGGCCGGAGAACGACCGCCGCTGGGAGACGGTGCAGAGTGGGGAGGTCGATCCCGCGCGCGCGCACGACATCGTCGGCTACCTGCCGATGGACTGCTCGCTGGACGACGCCCCGGCGCATCTCCACCGCGTCATGCGGACGTTCCCGAAGGAGGAAGTCTCGGCGCTGGCGGATCGCATCCTCCGCTTCAATGAGACGGAGGCGCTGAACGAGCAGGTCAACGCGGTGCTGCAGGAGTTGACGGACAGCCCGGACCCCACGGGGCTGACGAAGGTGCGGCGGGGCAAGAGGGTCCAGGTCACCCCGGCGCTGTAGTTCCACTTTCCCTGAGAGGCATCCGTGCCGGCCATCACCCGTGCCCAGCTGGTCAGCGACACGCGGCAGTACATGGACGCGGAGCAGTCGGATCGCTGGTCGGACGCGTTCATCAAGACGGTCCTGAACTCGGTCTATGACGCCGAGTGGTCCAACATCCTGAACGCCGCGCCGTACTATCGGTTCGCGCAGCGGCAGGTGACCACGGACGCCAACGGGCAGGTCGCGCTCACCGCGCTGGACAGTGGCAGCGGCGACAACCAGCAGCTGCTCTACCGCGTGATGTCGGTGTCGGATGGCAACGTCCTGTACTCCGAGACGCGGTTTCAGGACGTGCCGCTGGCCACCACGACCAACTACCTGCCCAGCTACCCCCGGATGTACTACATGACGGGGACGTACCTGCAGGCGCTGCCGGTGGCGTTTGGCGTGGGGCTGTACGTTGGCGTCAACTACAAGCCCACGGCGCTGCTGGACCTATCGTCCGACACGGCGACGATTGACTGGCCGAACAACAACCATCTGGTGCTGGTCTACCAGGGGGCCTACCAGTTGCTGCAGAAGGGGGGCGCCGAGGCAGCGGCGGCGGCAAACCTGCGCCGGATTGCCGACGAGGAGCGGGCTACGATGCTGGACGACATGCGTCGGCAGACGATCAACCCGACGCGGATGGCGTATCCTGACATGAAGTGGGACTGGAGCGGCGGCTGATGACAGCGCCCTTTCGTGCCGCTGCGCCTCCGCGTGACACCCTGCTGGACGAGCAGCCGTCCATGCAGGGCGGGCTCAACACGGTGTCCGACGAGGCGTCGCTTCAGCCCAACCAGCTGCGCCGGGCGACGAACGCGCGCCTGACGGACTTTGGCGCCGTGACCAAGCGCGGCGGGACGCGGCGCACGTCGTCCTCGGCGCTGGGCGGCGACATCTTGAACGGGTACACCTGGCGGCGGGATGGGGGGACGCAGCAGATCCTCGTCGTGGCCGACAACGGGACGCTGTACACGGCAGCCTACGGCAGCTTCCCGTGGACCTACACGGCGCAGACCGGCGCGCTCTCGACCAGTATCGCGCCAGCGTTTGCCCAGTTCCGGGACGCGAGCAATGACGTGGCGTACATCGCGGACGGGTCCAGCCTGAACAAGTGGAACGGCACGACGCTGACCACGACCGGCATCGGCGGGGCGTTCAACGTCAGCACGCTGGCCGTCCACAACCAGCGGCTGTGGGGCGCCGGGGACAGTGGCGCGCCGGACTCCATCTTCTACTCCGGGCTCAACAACGGCGATTCGTTCAGCGATGCGTCGTTCAGCGGGAGCGGTGGGCCGGGCGGTCAGATCGTGGTGCGGACGTTTGCAGACGAAACGGTGGTGGGGCTGGCCAGCGTCAACACGTCGCTGTTGATCTTCCACCGTCGAGGCATCTCGCGCTTGACGGGGTTCGGGCAGGACGACATCACCGTGGCGCCCCAGGGCCTCACGGCGGACGTGGGCACCATCGCGCCCAAGAGCATCGTGTCTATCGGCAACCTGGCGTACTTCATCTCGGAGCGCGGACTCTACCGCTGCAACGAGGCCGAGGTGGCGCCGGTTGCCACGGTCGAGACGCCAGACCCGATCCTGCCGTTGATCCGCACGTTGTCCTCGGCGCAGTTCGGCGGCATCCGGGCGGAGTTCAACCGGGGGACGCGGGAGTTGTGGATCAGCCTGCCGACCATCGGGGTCTTCCAGTACCACACGCTGCTGGGCGCCTGGAGCGGGCCGTGGGACACGGGGTACATCACGCCAGCGACGACCACGCTGTTCGAGACGCTGGACAGCAACGGGCTGCCGGTGGTGCTGCGCGGGGACGTGGACGGGTGGGTGTCGCTGTGTGATGCGCCGGGGTACAACAAGGACAACGTGGCGGCCAACGGCACGGGCGGCACGACGGTCACGATGAGCGTCCAGTTGCACCGGATGTACTGCGGGGACGACAGCGTGGCCAAGGCGCTCCGCTTCGGCTACCTCACCGCCTCACTCAACGGGACCAAGTCGTGTGACGTGACGTGGCGTTCGGACGACACGGCGAGCGGGTACACGTTGCCGGTGTCGTTCGCGTCCACCTGGGGCACGGGGACGTGGACGGGCACGACCAGCTGGGGCGGGGCTGGCGGCAAGAACTATCGGGTGCAGATGGGCGGGAACGGCTACTACATCGACGTAACGATCATTGACTCCGGCACGGCATTGCCGGTGTTCAGCCGGTTCAAGCTGTCAACCTTCGCGCTAGGGAGGCGCTGATGCCGGAGACGGTGGGGCAACATGGCGTGGCGGCGTTCACCAATCCCAGCAACGGGGACCCGCTGGACGCCACGGTGGTCAAGGGGAACGACAACACCCTGCGGACCGCCTATGTGGCGCATGACGACGACACAGGCATCCATGTCCAGTCCTCGCTGCTGGCCTCGCGCCCGGCAGCGGGGACGGCGGGGCGGAAGTGGCTGACGACGGATAGTGGTGACGTGCGCCTGTGGTACGACACCGGATCGGTGTGGGTGGAGGTCGCCTACGTCCGCTCTGGCGCTTCGGTGACGCTGGCGGGCCTGACCCTCACGGGCCCGCTGGCGATGGGCGACAACCTCATCGAGCGTCCGGTCATCAAGGACTACGGTGAGACGCGAACCACGCCGTCGATCAGCGCCGGGACGCTGACGCTCAACCTGGAGAACGGCAACGTCTTTGGGGTGGCGCTCAACGCCAACATCACGACGCTGACGATCCAGAATCCCAGCGCGTCGGGGACGGCGTGCAGCTTCACGCTGGCTTTCACGGCGGACGGCACGCCGCGCACGGTGACGTGGGGCGCCAGCGTGAAGTGGGCGGGCGGGACGGCACCGACGCTGACCAGTACGAACACCAAGGTGGACATCTTCACGTTCGTGACGTGGGACGCGGGCGCGACGTGGTACGGGTTTGTCTCGGGGCAGAACTTCTGATGTTGGCCACGCGCATGCTGATGTCTGGCGGCCCGATCCTCCAGTACGGCACCCCCGGCACCTACACGCTGGTGCTGCCCGCCAACGCCACGACCGTGCGCGTGACCGTGGCGGGCGCTGGCGGTGGCGGGAGTGGTGGAGCCTTGGTGGCAGGCGGCGGTGGCGGCAGCGGCGTTGTGGCGCGCTTTACCCGCACGGTGTCTGGCGGGCAGTCGTTGAGCATTCTGGTCCCTGCCGGGGCAACGGCTGACAACGGCGGCGGCATAGCCCAAGTCACCCATGTGGCCAGCAGTGACACGGCAAGCGCCAATGGGGGGTTCGGGGCAAGCGGTGCGACGGGCGGCAATGGCGGCACGGCGTATGCCACCTCGGGGATTTGGGTGTTTGTGGACAGCAGCGCCGGGAGCGCCGGAAACAACGCGACGGGCGGTGACGGTGGCGCTGGCGGCAACCGCAGCGCGTTTCAGGGCGTGGTAGGCACGGGTGGGTTGGGCGGCATCCAATCGACATCCACGCCGTCAACCGCTGGGACGGGGTATGGTGCTGGTGGTGGCGGGACGTACCAGGGCGGGACCGCTGGCAGCAGCGGCGCGCCGGGGTTTGTGCGCGTGGAGATCAACTACTGATGGCGCTGGTCGGCGGGCACCAGACGCTCACGTTCTCCAGCCCGGTGCTGTCTGGCGCCGGGGTGAACGCGAACGTCGTGCGCGGGAACGACAACGTGCTGCGGACGGCACTGAACGCCCACGACGACGACGCCAGCATCCACGTCCAGTCCGGCACGTTCGCCAACCGGCCGACGACCATCGCGGACGGGGCGACGTACTTCTGCACGGACACGCGGGACACCTACAGCCGCGTGGCGGGAGCGTGGGTGCAGTCCGGGTGGGCGCATTGGTACGGCGGATTCTCGGATTACACCGACCAGGCGCACACCGCGATCAACACGGCCAAGGCGATCACGTTTGACACCACCGACCTGTCGCGCGGCGTGACCGTCGTCAGCACCTCGCGCCTGACCGTGGCGTATGCGGGTGACTACAACCTGATGTGGAGCGGGCAGTTCGTGAACACCGACTCG